GAGAAGCCTGGTATCTATATCCGGATAGAGGAGCTGTGATGAAAGTAGTAAAAGTAATGGCATTCCGGGAAGTGTATAAATTGTTCGTAGATGCCTGGATGTTGTACAGAAAGTACAGTGCAAGAAAAGTAACAGATGCGGAATGCGAAGAAATGATAAATGAGGTGGATATACTCAGGAAGCATTATCAGTCCGAGTTTGCAGAAGATTTGTTGGTATGTGTTCTGAGGGAAATATCCAAAAGTCAGAGAGGAGAGAAGTAGATGTATACAGAAATGAGCTTAAAAGAAGCACTTAAGTATTTCATGAAGGGGGGAAAGGTCCTTGTGCTGAATGAATATGATGACAAGAGTATATCGGCAGAAAGGATAGAAGATTGTTTGCCGAAAGAAGCTAAGTATTTGGTAGATGTTCCTGCAGTACCAAATCCGGAATTTGAACAGGCAGTACGGGAAATGGTAGAAGCTGGAGAAGATGATATATATCGCGATGAGTTAGATCCGGATGAAATCATACAAGACGAAACACGGGAAGGTCCCACCCCGACGGAGCCGGAAGAGCGGATGGAAAAAGAAACGGTAGATCTTCCGGCAGATAATACCAAGGAGAAAAAAGAGATAATCCGGAAGCTGGTAGAAGAGGGATACACCAATAACGAGATCTCTGATCAGACAGGCATTCCTTATGGAACAGTATATATGCATGCAAAGAAATTTCGGAAGAAGGAAAAGAAG